GCCCACATTCTGCTTCAAATGCTTCATCCGATGGCGCATTGTAAAAATACATGTAGCCTCCAAGGACTTCATCCGATCCATCACCATTGAAGACAACTTTACAGTCCGTCTTTGCCCTGATTGCTTTAGCAACAAGGTAGTTTCCAACGGAGGCACGGACAGTCGTAATATCGTAGGATTCAATTGCTTGGATCACTTCTGGAATCGCTTGAAAGAATTCTTTGGGTGTAGTGATAATTTCATTATGATCGGATCCAATATGATTGGCAACAATGCGAGCGCATCGCAAATCCTCCGACCCTTTGAAACCAATACTGAATGTTTTGAGTGGTTTACAACCAGCCTCTTTGAGCTCTTGTTGGACAAGCGCTGCGATCAAACTACTGTCCAACCCTCCACTCAAAAGAGCGGCAACAGGCCGTTCGGTCATCATACGCTTTTTGATAGCATTCTGGAGCCCCAAACGAAGTGCAAGAAAGGCTGATTCAGTAGTATCCAGGTGTGGCTGTTTGATCCAAGGAACTGTATGGTAGGCCTCGTATCCGACACGGTTGAGCGTGTTCAAATCATAGGCGGCGTAATGGCCAGGAGGAAATGGCTCTACGATTGTACATTGGCTGAGAGGTAATGCCTTCAATTCACTGGCAAACACAATGCTCACAATGGGAACTTTGTTCCCAGAGGCATCCATGACGCTTGCTTGGTTTGGTGATACAGATCCCATATCTCCAGGGGCACCAAGAATATATCCGACAAATAAGGGTCTGACTCCATACGGATCCCGCGCGACAAATGCCATCTTAGATTCACTGTCTACCAACACAGTCGCAAAGACACCGTCCAAGGCACGGAAGAAGGTGGGAGCATCGGTCTGTGTTGCAAGAGTCTGAAACAAAGGTCCCAACACTTCACAATCCGATCCAGAGTTTGTTTGAAGTCCATGTCTATTCGCTAAATCCTTCCAATTATATAGTTCCCCATTACAAACCCATGATAAATTTCCAGATCGCATAGGCTGCATTCCAGACTCCTCTAGTCCATTAATGGCAAGACGTGTAAATCCTAGTTGAAATCGTTTCCCTTCTACTAGTTTGGCCCCTTCCGGTCCGCGTGCCTTCAGAGTTGCTACAAGACGACTCGCAGTAGAAGGTTCAATAGGTTTTCCCAATACAGACCAAATACCACACATTAGGAACTACGTTGTAGTTGGTTTGTTTGTTTAGGCACTACTACTAGAGAAACCGAATGCCTCTAGATGCCAGTGATAGAATTCGCAAAATACAGGAAATCGCCCTAGTCCAAGGCTTTATTCAGCAAAAAGCAGTCACACAACCGGGTGTCAATGTAAGTACTTGTACTGGATTTTACGGGACATCTACCATTCGTACTTTTCCAGATTATGCTCTACGACAACAAATAGAAAATGGTTTACAGTATTATAGTACATGTAAGGGGTGATTATTGGTCTAAACAAAGGAATATGCTATAAATAGAATCTATGGTACAAGCAACCAAACCAAAGGACACGAAACCAAAGGACACAAAACCAATAGAAGAGCGTTTGAAAGAAAGTATGACGCTCTTACGAAAACTCCAGGAGTTAGGAATTCCATCTTCCGACCCTAGTTATAAAGAAATGAGCACCATAATGAATACTTGGATTAAAGGCGGTCCTACATATCAAGGAACGATTGATTTCAAGCCTTGGAACCGACGAGCAAAACTCTTGTTACCCATCAACCCTAGTTCGGTGGCAAAATGTGACTTTTTACACCATGTATTTTAAGGACTCTTAGTAGAACAGTATCATATGACATCCTTATGGTCTTCCATGGTAAAAGGAATTACGTCATCCAGTCCTAGTTCTAGTCCTAGTCCTAGTCCTAGTCCAGAATCCAATATGGTCTCGTTAAAAATGACCCGTAAAGCAAATAAAAAGCAAAATTCTACTTCTGCCATGCTACCAACTTCCTTAAATTTACCAACATCCTTAAATTTATCTGTTTCATCAAACTCCAAGATGAGTGCGAATGCTCCTGTGTATGTACCGAATTCCTTAAACTCCACTATGCGGGCGAATGCTGTGCCTTATGTACCACAAAGTCAGCAAAATACCGCAACTATGAACAGCTATTTGAAAGAGATTAATACTGTACGTACTCAGAACCAAGTAAATGCCGCAAATATGAATAGCTATCTGAAGGAAATTAATACCGTGCGTAAAAGCCGTAATTCACGAAAAAATCGTAAGGTCAGTCGTAAATCCAGTCGTAAAGCCAGACGTAAGAACAAGAACACTCGTAGATACCATTAATACCCAAACAAGAGTGTCGCACGACCTCCAAAAATACGCAATATATTATACGATTCTGCGTAGACATAAATCAATACACGTTGTGGTGCGGATCCATTTCCAGCGATACCAAATCGCAACTCCTTCTTTCTGATACGATCCATATTGGATTCTCCCATTGGAATACTTGGTGGGAAGTAACAACTTTGTGTATTGAATGGAATTGTATAATAATAACGATTTACCCAAGGTGATTTTCGTTCTTCATACGAAGGTAAGATACTTCTGTATAAAGCACAATTTTCGGTACTCGTCTTTACATATGACCCTTCATAGAGTAATTCAATACTAGTAAATGGTTCAGAGCCTCGTCTAGAGAATCCTGGAATCAAATGCGCAGCGTAAGCAGCGTTGAGTCCCTGACAATCCGGCCACCAAGGCGCAAGCACAGTTCCATCAGTCAAATCTCGTGTAGCCAAGAAAGGCGCATTATAGGTCCTAGCAGAAAAGTTCTGTGCCATCCAGTACAAATGCCGTATAGGATTTGGGAGTTCCATAGGAATTGTTACATTAGGGAATCCTCGTGTATCACGTGGATCAATGGCATAATGTTGTACAATAGGAAGCTGAATATCTCCTAGACGAAATCGGTTAGCCTCTGCCTTATCTAAATAGATGTACTCGGCAAGCAAATAGGTATCACCGATTGAAAACCCTAGAGGCATTTTAATGCCTGGAACAGGGCTCACGAATCCCGTTGGTGGTGGATACAGACCAGGAACAATGGATCCTGTCGGATCTCTCTGATAGAAGGAACTTCCTGGCATAGGCCATAAAGCAGATCCATCTACAGAAGGTACAATAGAATCAGCGGCAGCACGAGAATCTGTATAATAGAGGTTGTTTATTCCACCGAACTGGATTCCTATACGGACTTCGTCCACGTGGACTGCGTCAATCGGAAATGCTGCACCAAGATCCCCTTTAGAAAACCAGAAAGGTAGAGGAACAGTCACTGTCCTAGGGGTTACTGTATTTCCTAGGCTAGTTTCTGTAAATCCATTATCTAATCGTCCAATCATTACGTTTTTATTCACGAGTTTTTCTAAAGGTGTATCAAATTCGTCGTGGATTTCTAGGAGGCGAGAGTCTAATGTTTCTACACGGGCTCCACCAATATCTAGAGTTAGATTCTGAATTAGTGCGTGACCGATACTATTAGTCCAGCCAAAGCGAGGACCTACAAAGTTTGTTCCTGCTGCTTTTACAGCGGCTGCTTGAGGGGTATAAATATCGGGCAAGGTACAAACTAAATAGAGTCGCGTAATAAGTTCGCCTTTTGTCAAGAGTTGACAGAAAGCCGTTTGGCCAAGTTGAGGTCGTTGCTGAAAATCTAGGCGATGCCATTTGGTCGTGAAACGGCCAGGACGAATGAGCACACTGGCAAAAAAAGAAGCATCTAGTTTGGTGCCGCTTTTTGGTAAAAGTCGCTGATCTTGAGGGCCACTGTGAAGAAGTCGTACGAGAGCCGCCACCATCTACTTACTAGGTACAACAGCCATTAGACCTTTCTCGGTTGTTTGTGATGCTGCTGCTGCTGCTGCTGCGGCTGCTGCCGAACCAGTAGAGCAAGGGGTCAGACAGCGTGTTTGTCTATCACGAATCGTTTTATATTTTACTAAATCTCCTATGAATTCTTTATGGATTGCAGAAGAATATGCGCGTATGGGATATAGATTAACTAATAACAAACGGCTTAATTCACAATCATTGCATGGAAAGCGATATAACATGAGTTCATGGAGTTTACAAGGAATTGACTCATACAAACGGGATTCTAATCCTTGTTTTTTAATGATACACAACATTTGTTCTAATTGTTTGAATGTATAGACTACAGTGATATAGGTTTGAGTCTGAAATATATGAGTTGGTTTAAATCGTTTTTCTAGTACTGTAATAATTTTTTTGGGAACTTCTACAATGTCAAAGATTTCTTCCATCATTTCGCGTAATGCAGTGTATGTATAGGTTTCATCGTCTTGTCTAGATCCACCGATTCCTGATACGATATGTTTATCATTGCATTGTTGTACTCCGCCGAGAACATAGATATTGTTTGTAAAGAGAACTCCTGCAGCCGTCCAGTGGTTTGCTTCTACGGAGGCATCTATACAGGACTTTGTTTTCCAAAGACGACTTATGTAGTTCCAAATATTGATCATAGTCGTATCTTACAATAGTACTATGAGTGCTGTTGGTATCAATTTTTTCACCGATGGTCATTTCAAATGATACTTATAGATATGTTTAGATGTATTTATAAATGGAAATAGAGATAGAGTTGGAAGAATGTCAGTGGTGTGACAATACTTTAACCGAAGACGAACAAACGATGTACGAATGTTCGGAAGGGAATTGTGTTTCTTGGTGTGGTCTTGATAAGTTTCCTACATGTGATACATGTATGGAAACAATGTGTGAAATTTGTAAAGGACCTTGTGAGGATATTTGTGATAAGTGTGGACAGGTGTGCCATAGTTATCTATGTGACGATATGACAAAAGAATGCACACATAGATGTGCATGTAACAGTCCTCCAAAGGATGGTCTTGAAGTTGTAAATCCTGTTCCATTTGAAATCACTCTTGAGAATATTACGAATTATACAAAAATTAGATTGCAAGATGAAAAAGTAAAATATGGGTTGGCAAGATGTGAAAATGAAACAAAAGACAAAACTATTAGTAAACTTATGAATCATTTAGAAAAACTTCAAAAGAATACGACATGTAGTATAAAGTTAGATGATGGTCAAGCAATTGAATGTAAGTATCCACACGGAAAGACGCGCATGGACTTAAATAAAGTATTAAATACCTTTTTTAGTAATTGAAATAAACAGAATAGCACATCCTTAAGAACTGAACACACCGCAAAGCCCTAAGGCTTTGCGCTATGTATTATTCTTAAACCCATAGGGTTTAAGAAGAGAACACACCATACACCCGTAGGGTGTATGTTATGAGAAGTTCCTAAAGCCCTAAGGCTTTAGGAACTGAACACCTCTTACGAGGATATAAAGTCCTCAACACTAGACATTTCTACGAGATGTCCATTCTTAAGAACTGAACACCTTATTTGCAATCCCATTTTCAAACCGCACCCAATTCAGCGAACTACAATACACAACCACCTCAAATTCCAGACTTTCCGTCCCATCTTGCGAAGGAGGCCGTATATCTAGACGAAGACGAACATCCGAAGAACGACTCGCATTCATCCATCCAGACGGATTTTGTAAGCCAGGACTAATAGCAAAACAATATCCATATATGAAATTATTATAGGCACTAATACCACCCTTGTGTCGTTTTGCCGCATCGCGGCGAAAATAATCTCCATCAGCTTCTATAAGTGGAATCCCATTCACTTGTAGCGATCCATAGACAAGCATACTTTGAAACGGGCCTGTTACGGGATTGTATTCCGATTCTAGACGATTGCTGTAATTAGTCCATTCATTGTTGACGGAGACTGCTTTTCTACGAACAAACCATACTATTTCTTCTAGAGGTCCATTCACTTCCAAGGGGAGTTGAAGGCGTACAACTCCTTTGGCAGGAACATTTACAACATATTTGGCTGGTTCTATAAAGGAGAATTTCTGGATTTCACGAAAGAGACGATCAAAGGGTGCCTTCAGGGCTGCTTGGCGCAGCTTCCCATCCAAGAGCACTCCATAGGTGATAAGACGAGCATCCTGAAATTCTGGAATTACAGAAGATGCCACAACTGTTTCGGAACCTCCGCTGGATTTATTAAATACAAAGGATTTTCCAAGAGGTGTCTCATTGCATGTCGCACGAATTCCTGAGGCAATACGGACACACTCGGAGAAGGGCCGAAGAGTAAGTGCTATACGAACCGTACCTTCTTTACAGGACAAGAGAGGAAATCCATTGCGAAGACGGATACGCTGGAAACTGAACGGAAGAATACAAGAGATGAATCCATTAGTAGTAGGAAATACACGAGTATCGGGTGTATTGATAAGTTCAGGAATACTGACACGACCAATTGCGTCAACTCCAACCCCAAATTGTGTATTGACATCCGTAAATAAAAGACCAAATAGATTAGCGAAATCTCCGTCTACGGTTTCCAACACTTGATCTTCTAAAAGAAACTCTGCTTTGGCAATAAGAACAGAACCGAGACTGTTGGCATAGAACCAAGCTTGCTCTGGATCGGCGTAGGTTAAGAGTCCATTCTGAATTTGTTCTACGACTGATGGGGGGAACCAATGGCCGAGACGGATTTGAAGAACTACAGAAAATAAGAGGTCACAGGATTGTACGGAGCCGAGTTCAAAGACAAGACGACCACCGAACGAAGTAGATCCTTTTGCGATAAATTCTTGAATGACAGAACTGTAATTGAGAGTACGCCGAGCTGGATCGCGTGTAAACCAGGATTTCTCAGAAGTAAGGGGGAACATATCATCATCCATTTCATCACGATCGGCAAGATCTAGGACAGTTGTGGAATCCCCAAGGGGTCTTTTACCACCAAGATTATTCATTAGTTTAGTTCTACTATGTAGAATCATTCTAGAAACTTTAGATCTACAATGTAAATTGCGATCCATAAAGTGGAGCCAGATATGTAGTCATGTATACATGACTGCATTAGGTTTTGGTTTTTCTACCGATTATACCTTCTTATAGTTGGAGTTTACTCTAGATTTTACATTGGCATAGTTAGGATTTGCTTTGACGGGAGGCAAGGTACGAGCATTGATTGGACGAAGAAGTGGGAAGGTGTAAAATGGCGGTTTAGAGGGTGTGTACATTTGACTGTGTTGTTTCAGACCTTCTCGTTCGGTCGTCAAATGATGGATGATTCCACCTGATAGTTCACCGTTCATTCTACATTAGTTACTATAAACTAGCCCCCCAGAACCTTTGCGTATTGTATACAGAGCCCAACTTTCACAAGCACTAACAAGTACGGATTGTTTGATTCCCAAGACAGGATCAACAGGAATATCAGTCAAGCCAATGGACAGCATAGGACGATCGGCAGTTGTAAAATTAATTCCACCAGTCGGTTCTCGTCTAGCGGGAGGGACATCTTCAATACGCCATCCACGACTCCAGTTGAGTACCGCTATAGGTTGGGACGAAGATCGTTCCTCTTGTGCATCTGTAACAGTCCGTTGCCAGACATCCGATGTCCAAGCAGATTCACGTTCTTGTCCAGCAATTGTAAGCTGAAGTGTTGTATAGAACTGACCATCCGATGTTGCTAAGGAATTCCGAAAGTCCCACAAACGATTTCGGGCGATCGTCTGGGAGTCGCGGAAATAATTGACGATACGTTCCACCGTATAATTCGCATCTAAGAAGCGTGTAATTGTAGCAGTCGCCCCTTTTCCTAAAGGAAGATAATCCAGAGAATTAATCGTAAAAACATTGTTTGTATCAAAATACCGAATATAGGGAATTTCAACCGTCTCTTTTGCCAGCTCCTCGCGATCAGAATTCAACAGATACAATTGTTTTGTGCGCAATACAATAGTCGGTTGACCAATTTGACTACGATCTACAGCTGGCTCCGTCACACCATTTT